CGCTAGCGTTGCCATCACCAAGCTGATAGCCGCCGCCGGAGTTGGGAAGAGCCATGATATTCTCCTAAACAGTTGAAAGGGGGAAAATCTGGGGCCGCAGCCCCAGAGAGAAGTGGTTAGCCCCACATACGCACGGCCATAGGCGCGCGAATCACGGAGTAGCCGTACAGAACGTCAATACGGCAAGGCATACGGTCATTGTTGATGTCGTACTGACGAACAATACGCATCGAAATGCCGTTGTGAACCTGACGAGAAGCCATGTCCACGCCCTGCGGCATGAGCAGATCGGCGGTGCCGAGCGTGATGGCGTTCTTGTTGTAGATCAGGTTCTGCGGGTAGGCAGTCGAAGCCGCACCAAGGAAGGTGACAGCAGCGTTGTCCTGCGGGAACGAGTCCACGGTCGCCAGCGCCTGAGAGGCGGTGTAGATCGGGGGCGAGATCGCCACGTCCGTCCAAGCGCCGCCGGAAGCGGTGTTGGTGGCGGTGACAACGAACTGCTGCAAGCTGCCGGTGGTCTGACGGGTCTGCGGGTTAACCGCGAACACGCTGGCAATGGTGAACACATCGCCGACCTTGACCGTAGCGGAGCCGGTGCCGCCATCAATGCTGATGGTGGACGCGCCCTGCGTCGAGACAGTGCCGTTGACGAGGATCGTGTCCGTGGTGGAACGCGAACCGGTCGTGTGCTGCACAATAGACTGAGACATGTTGACTTCGTCATAGCCAAGAACCCCTTCGCCCATCATGCCGGTCTTGAACTGACGGCTGATCGTGCTGGTGGGGTTGAAGAAGCCCTTCATGCCTTCGACCAGACCGGCGTTGGCAGCAGGGTTCACAGTGGCGTAACGCTGGTCCATAGGAACGGCATACTCGTTCAGCTTCTGCTGGGCCTGAAGCAGGACAAGCGAAGTGGCCGGGGTCGTACCGGGGGTGCCAACCGAGCCGTAGATGCTCTGGTAGGCGTTCGCCACGTCCGCGTCCACGCTGGCAGCAAGCTGGCTGACGCGGGGCTTCAGAACGCGCTCTGCGAAGTCATCCAACTGCATGGTCAGTTCGGCAGAGGTGAAGTTCACGCCGATGTGCTTCTGGGTAGAAACAGTCAGGGTCGTGTACTGTTCGTTGTCGTCCTGAACCTGAAGCGCAGCGCCGTTGGTAACGAGAGCGCGATCAGGAAGACGGATACGCAGCGTGGAGCCAATCTTCGCGCCTTCGACGGCGAAGCTGTCATCGTACTGGCGGTTCACGTTACGCGAAAGCACCAGGTTGTTTTCGAGGATCTCCAGAGCCTTCCTGGTGATCATGTCGATTGTGAGAATGCTATTAGCCATTGGTCAGCCTTTCAGGCGTAGAGGGTTAACGGAATTTCGAAGCTTCCAGCTTCTTTACCTGTCTGGCTCGTTCAGCAGCGATCCATTCTGACGTGGTCATCGACTTGATGGACCGTGGGTCAGTGGTGTCGTATGTGGACGTTCCGCTGCTGCGGGCAGTGACAGGCGAAATAGGCGTGGGCGCACTCGAAGATTTCTTGACCGGCGGGTTTGAGACCAGAGTGGCCTCAATCTTACCGATCTCCTTGGCCTGCAAGATAGGCGACAAACGGGATATGCGGTCTGCTTCTTTGGGGTTGGACCCTAAATAATACGCTACGTCAGGACCAACATCAGAGGTCTGGATCGTCTCGGCCATCACGGTCGTGATGCGGAGGTTGGGGTTGTACGCGACCTGTTCAAAGTCATCGTATTTGCCCCGCGCGTCCTCTTCGCGGTCGTGGTAGGCTTCTACGTATTCAGACCGCTGCTTTTGAACTTCCCGTTCCCGTAGCATCTGTTCGGCGTATGCTTTCGCATAGGTTTCGACCGAATCGAATTGATCAGGTGGCGGTAATTCAGAAGGCGCAGTGGGGGCAACCCGTTGGGCCTGCTCCCGTTCCCATTTTCGTTGCTCTCTTGCGAGGCGCTTGCCGACTATGGCGTCCAATTCTTCTTGCGTGAAAGACTTGGGCGTGTCAGTCGTTTGATCTTCCGGCCTTGTAGTTTCAGCAATAGGAGCCGCCGTAGCTTCCGATTCTGACGCGGGCGCCGGGGCGTCCGCTGGGGCATTCAAGATTTCGTCGTTCATGGGTTACTCCGAAGAGTGCCTGGCTACCGGCCAGTCGGTTAAGCTGAAAGACCCGCCACTTTCTCTTGGAAGGCTTTCACACGGGCCTCAAGGGCCTGCGTAGCGGATGCCAGATCAGCAGCGCGCGCGTCAAGTGACGCAGCCGTAGCTGCCTGACGAAGGTCGTTGGCGTTGCAGGAAGCTTCCTGACGAGACAGAAGATCCGCACGAGCGGCAAGCGCCGCGTCATTGTCCGCCTTGGCAGCGTCAAAGGCAGCGCGGTCGGCTTTAAACTGCGCCTGATCCTGCTTAAGCGCGGCGCGGGCGTCCTTGGCCCCGGCGACCATCTCGGCGGCAGCGGCCTTGGCGGCGGCAAGTTCTTCCGCAGCCTTAGCCCGGTCAGCAACCGCGTCCTGAGCGGCGGACAGCGCCCCCTGACGGATAGCCAGTTCGTCCCGCAGCGCGGCCATCGTAGCCAGATTCTTGGGAAGCTGGTTGGTAAAATAGTCCATGTAGTCCATTGGGGCGCTATCCTGTGAGACGTTCATGGGGCACCTTTAGGCGTAATAGCTGATGTTAAGTTTAGCGCCGCCCACCTGCTCGATGAACCGGATCATAGTCAGATCGCCATCGTACTGGAGCGTTACGCCCACAGCGAGAGGCATCCCAACGGTCGTTGTGGGGGCAATGTTGTCATCGCGCCAGCGCACAGCCTGACCTTCGGGGGTAATGAGAGCAATCACAGGACGGCAATTCAAGCCGTTCACATCCGTGGCGGGGACCGTCAACGCCGTGGATGCGCTGAGAGACGTAATCTGCTGATAGCCCAATCGGGTCGTGATGGCTTTCAGGTTAACCGACATCATATTCTCCTAGATTCCGTGAAGGACCGGATCTCTATAAAGTATTGCGTCGGTCCTGTAACCGGCGGGGTGAAGGGGGTATACGTGATGTCTACGGCCTGCCCGGTTAACGAGTATAGACCGTTCTGCGGGGAAAGCAAGAAGCCCCTTGCAATGGTTATGCTTTGCCCGGTAAGCGCGTAAGAACCGTAAGATGCGTCCAACGTATAAGCAGCCGAAAGGACCGGGGGGCTTCCCGCCAACGGTGCGGCTGCAATCGGTAGCGATGCAATGCCGTATCCAGTAAGAGCGAAAGCCATTCAATTAACCTATCCCTCAGTTACAAGTTTCCAACTGACCGTAGCCTCGTCCCAAGCGTACTGCTGCCCGTCAGTCGGATAGGCCACCGGGGGCTCCCACAGCCACGAGGTCTGGTTCAGGGTCCACGAGCCATAGGGCTGCGGCGCGTAGAACACGTCGTTCTGGTAATCGTAGGTGTAACCCACGCCAGCGTAGTTGCCGCGCAGGGCCTCGCCACCATCAGGCTCACCATCGGGGCCATAGTGGACGCCGCCACGGGTGTTGTAGCTGGTCTGTATCCATTCGCCGGGCGAGCTATCAACAAAAGTGTCGAAGAACTCTTTTTCAGCGCAGTTGACGGTGATGACTTTGCCGTCGCATACCTTGGCGAAATGGCTCATGCCGTATAGCTCCCATTGACCGTAAATTTTATAATGGTGTTTGAGCCGCTGGTAGTGATGGTGGGCGATCCGGTTGTGGTGCCGCTGTAAAAAGCAGTGGGCACAGACAGGATGATGACGCCAGAACCGCCTGCGCCGCCGTCCGTGCCTGCGCCATTGTTTCTGCCGCCGCCGCCACCACCGCCTGTATTTGCAGTTCCGGGGGAGCCAGCGCCGCCGCCAGCCGGGCCACCATTACCACCGCCCCCCGCGCCGCCAGTTCCCGTGCTATTATTTGCGTTTGCGCCGCCGCCGCCACCGCCAGCGTAGGTAACGGACGACCCTGTGATGCTTGATGCAAGCCCAGCGCCACCATTACCGCCAGCCTGACCAACGCCAGCAGATCCAACAGCAGACGCGCCGCCGCCGCCGCCAGAGCCAAAATTTGTTGTAGATCCCGCGCCGCCCGTATTGCCTTGACCAGATGTCCCCGCGCCCCCAACAAACGGGCCGGGAGCGCCGGGGTACCCAGCGCCGCCGCCGCCTGACCCACCAGCCCCACCGCTACTGGCTGCGCCATCTGCGCCTCTGCCGCCACCAATTGCTGTGATTGTCGTAACGCCAGAACCAGAAAGCGACGAATTTGCGCCCGCTGTATTAACATTACCGGCACCTACGCCGCCAGCGCCGCCAGCGCCAACCGTTGCAGTGTAAACTGCTCCTGAAGCTAAGGTAGTCGTGCTAGTAAGCATACCGCCAGCGCCGCCGCCGCCAGCAGTTGAGTACCCAGCGCCGCCACCGCCAGCTACCACAAGATATGACGCAGCATAAGAAAACGGATTGGTTGCATTGACACCTGAATAGACCAACCACCCTTGCGTGGCGTCGATGTAGACAAGTGCCAAACTTTCGCGAGCCGCAATTGCAAAATATGTACTTGTTACGCCATTGATCTTGCCGCCGTTAGGAGCAACCGAGACGTAGTTCGTCGCCCACGTCCCCGCATAGTCAGTTAACTGTACGATGTTGCCCGCAGCCGGACTTGCTGGAAGCGTGACCGTCACCGCGCCAGATGTTGTGTTGACAGGATAGGCTCTACCCGCAACAGCGGTGAAGTTGCCGGACTGAACCGATTGCCAAGCTAACGAACCGCCATTAGCAGAAGGCAAAACGCCGGTAACGCCTGTTGTCAAAGACAAACCTGTGGCGTTGGTAAGTGTAGCCGAAGCTGGCGTACCGAGAGCCGTTACGTTGCCCGTAGGATCTAATTGGGGCGATTTAGACGCCACCATTGTAATGAATACGTTTTTGGTTCCAGCCGAAAACGTAACCGCAGATCCTGCATTGGACGAGCTATAGACCGTGGTGCGTGTAAGCGTATTGGCGGACGAGTATGTGCCAAGGCCCACTTCCCATTCACTGGTTGTCTGTCCTTGGATTGAATAGTAACAGGTATCGCCAATTGACATGACCGCCGAAAACGTCCGGTAGCCTGTTGCAGGCGTACCAGACACAACGAAAGCTCCCGTACCTGTAGACGTGGAGCTATCAAGAACACGATCTGCGGTTATGAAAGCCATAGGTTAACCTTGTGTGGTGCCAGGCTCAACAGGCCATTTTAGGTTGCTGACGACCGCAATAAACGCGTCGATGTCGGCGGCTTGGGTAATTAAGTCCTTGTTCATGGCGCAGTCAATGCGGATCTGCGCGCGGTACGCAGCCCAATCCGCAGAAATGTCCGCGCCGATTTCAATCTTGCGTGTCACCATCCAATCGGACGACAAAAGCAACGCGTAGGCAGACCGATTGACGCGGTCAATCCACAAAGGCTTAAGATCCGCCAGATCCTTGGGGGTGGCAACATTGTTTTCGCCAATCCAATAAAACTGATCGTCAGGGCGCGGGGGGTCTTCGACAATTGTAACGCCCATCGCTGCAAGAGCTTCAGGCGTAGAGATAGCCAACCAATTGGATGGGTACTGCGTACCTTCGTATTCGAAAGCTTGGTACGCCCCAACAAATTGTCCGTCTGGCAGTTTGTATCGCATCACGGATTTCCCTGCGCTATCTGGTATTTAAATTGAGCGCCTGTGGTCGAGACGCTGTAGGTGTTGGTTCCCGTCGAATTATACGACGTTGAGGACGTGCGAACTTTGAACCCATTAGCAAGTTTGTCTGCATGAGTGCCAAAAGTTACGGCATTGCTGTTGATGGTCATGGCTGTAGGCGTACCGTTGAGCCAAATAAATGGCCCATCCGCCAGAGCGTTGCCGGTAAATGATCCACTGGTTGTAACTGTACCTGCCGATATGTTGTACGCATTTAACGTCGAATACCCCGATGGTATGGAATACGAAAACGCGCGTTGTCCGTGATTGAGACTTGCGGTTGTAGACGCGGCTGTGCTGACGTACACAAAATAAGGCCCAGAAGTTAGCCCGGTAGCTATGCTGGTGTATGTTGAACCATTAGTTGTGTAATCAAAAGTGCCAGCAGATGCATCAAACCTAAAACCTTTGGTGACGCCCGTAGTTATGGTTGTGCTGGTAGACGCACTAGAACTGTAAAGCGCCGCCGTAGTGGTGCCCCCAGTAGACGTTATCTCCCAATACCATTGACCAGATGACATTCCAACTGTGGAAATGCCGACACTCGACGCTCCGTAATCAAGGTTGCCATTTGTAGGACTATTTGTGCGCCCAGAAAATAGTGAATTGAACACCGGGTAGTTTGACACCGTTGCGCTGGTAAGTGTCGGAACATCTAGCATGGGGTCGTAAGTTGTGCCGGGGGTAATGCTAAAATTGGTGCTTACGGTCCACGTATTGCCGTTGCCGGACGAATCATTGCCAAGCGCGGCAACCGTGCCGAAACTGGCAAATTTTAAATAAAAACTATTGGTTCCGGCGTAAGACCCCGCATAAAGAATTGGTTGCCAAACGTTGTTGGCGCTTGTTGCGCCAAAATTTGACGCAGGCAACGACGACCCACCAATAAAATTAACTTCGGCAAAATACGCGTCAATATAGCTGGACGCTATAGATGCAAAACGACCAATTGCAGTAGAAGCCGCTCGGTTAATATATGACGCGCGGCTTGAACTAATGGCGTTAGTGCTGTTAGTTTGTTGTACGCCATTAACATACCAAACGCCGCGAAGCGATGCCGTAGCGTTAGCCGAATCGTATACATAAACAACATGATACCATGCAGAAGGATCGCGAAAAACAGCGGTGGTTTCCGTAAGCGTTCCAACTAAACCGTCGCGATGTTGCAATGTGTCAGTAGCAGAAAAACTTATATATTCTTCTGTAACCCCCGATGTAATTGGAGCGGCTAATATTACTTGAAACGCCCCCAAAGTTCCTCGTTTTATCCACGCGCTCCAAGTCCAACTTGTTTGGCTGCCAGCTCCAAACGTTCTGTTCAAATACGCGCTTGCGGTCGAACGAAAGCGCAGCGAGTTATTGATAGTATACCCCGCTGGGGCTCCCGTACCGGTAAAAAGCGCGTCTTTGGAGGCAAACATTACGGTGTGTACCCCTGCGATATGCTGCCGTACCAGTTGGTGCCATCAGCAAAGAAAGTCAGGATGTCCATCTTGCCAGCGGTAGCGGTGATGGTGGGCGCGCCAGCAGTGCCCCATTTGACGCTGGTAAACGTAGCTGTGCCGTTACCCGTCGATGCCGCTTGCTTTAACAGCAGCACAAAAGATTTGCCTGCGGTAGCCGTGGGCATTGTAAACGTGCAAGCCGTGGAAGCTGTCAGGGTCGCCGTCTGCACGGTGCCGTTGGTGAGGGCGATAGTATTGGTGGTCGTGACAGTTCCGATAGCCACCACCGACTCGACATAATTGGTGACAGTTGGGTTGTTGACCGTAGGTGACGTGCCAAGAACAATGCTGCCAGATCCAGACACTGCCTGGCCTAACGCCGTCAGAACGCCGGTTCCAGTTGTCGTGGTAGATGGCGCTGCGCCTGCGCCGCCACCAATCATGACCGCGTTGGCAGTCAATGCCGCTGAAGAAGCCCAAGCCGACGAAGACGTAAAATACGGTACGCCGCCAGAAGTTCCTGCTACCGAAAGGGCCAAAGTGCCGGAACCCGTAATAGGCCCGCCAGTAGCCGAGATAATTCCGCCGGTAAAAGATTGATCTACGCTGGTGACGGTGCCGGTGCCTGTCACTGTGGTCCAAGTAGGTGCGCCAGACCCGCCAGACGTAAGCACCTGGCCGGATGTGCCCGCAGCCGAATACGCAAGTGCGGTGCCGGTGCCATATGGAATGGTGCCTGCGGTAGGTGTTGCTGTACCACCAGTACCGCCATTTGCCGTTGCAAGCGTACCTGCAATAGTTATGGTGCCAGAAGACGTAATAGGACCGCCGCTAGTTGTGAGGCCTGTAGTGCCGCCGCTGACCGCAACGCTGGTAACGGTGCCGCTACCTGCTGCCGTAACCCATGTAGGAGCGCCTGAACCATTGGATTGGAGAAATTGACCGGACGACCCTGCCGAAGTGTACGCCAACGTAGAGCCGGTGCCATAGGGGACCGACCCAGCCGTTGGTGTGTCGCTAGGGCCAAGTTGAAGAGTTCTGGTAGCCGCTAACGTAATAAACACGTTTTTGGTGCCGGACGAAAACGATACGGCGCTACCGCTGGCGGAAGACGCTAAAACGGTTGTGCGGGCAAATTGGTTAGTGCTGGCGTAGGTTCCAACGCCAATTTCCCACTCAGCAGTCGCTTGACCCTGAATAGCGTAATAAAACGTGTCGTCTACGCTCATAACCGTCGAGAATGTCCGATAGCCAAACGGCGCAGATCCAGAAACCGTGATGTTGCCGGTGCCGGTCGTGGTCGATGTGTCCTTGACACGATCTGCGGTTATGAAGGCCATAGATCTATCCTATCAAGTAGCTTGGAACACGCCATTCGTAGCATCAAGAGTTACGGTGATGGTATCGTCAGACGCCACGGTCACGCTGGACCCGTAATCCCAATACGCCACCGGGGTGCTGGTCGTAGCGTCCCAAAGTATCGCATATCGAAACGTAAATCCAGCGCCGGATCCCGTCCAGACAGCCGGGCTTGCCAACACCAATTTGTAAGTTCCTGCCGTTTGCGTAGCCGACGTGATGCTGGCCGTGTTGCCGCCTGCCGTATAGCCGCCCGCCGTAGCCAAATCCGTAGTGCCTGCCGTAAACGTCGTATCCGCCGCGTTGACGGTCGCCGCAAGGGCTATTTTCCATGTGTCTGTGCCAGCATTGATCCCCTCCAAAAGAGGCTCAATGGCAGCCGTATATTTGACGTAGGAGGCGGTAGGCATCAGCGCCTCACGACAAGAACTTGAGTTTGTACAGAGTTGACAGATACAACCCTACAATCTCATCAATGATGTTCTGGAGCGCCGTGTCTTTGTCAGACACCACATCGTACCGGCAACCTTCAATCTCTTCAAGCTGGTTTTCCAAGAACTCAACCACGTTGGTCGTTTTTTTGGCAGTTTGAAGGCTGATGCCGCCAATCAAACCATGACGGCCTTGATACGCCTCAGCAAACTTGTCCGCCAGATCAACGATTCCGTCGTAAAACCCTTGCAATGCCATGTGCTTGGCAAAGCTGCGGGTATTGAGATGGACCGAGTGAGCCACATCCCGCGCAAGGAACAGATACCCTACGAAATCAGAAGCTTTCTTCATTGCGGCATTCCCTGCGGTGGCATTCCTTGGGGCGGCATCTCAGGGGGCATTCCCTGCGGCATTTCTTCACCAGGCAATTCTTGACCGGGCATTTCGCCCGCCAAATCACCGCTGGTAATCATGCCGTGAACGGTGCCCATGACGATGTCTTGGATTTGTTCAGGAGACATGGACGCTTGCACAGCCGAAATGCGCTTGGTTTCGGCGTCAAACGCCTTGATTGTCGCTTCAAAGTTCTTGCGCTCAAGATCCTGCATCTCAACGGACTGATGGACGTTTTGAAGCATCTTGTGCATCATTTCCATCTCTTGCGCCATTGCCTGCATTTGCTGTTCGGCAGCCTGAAGCGCCGGGGACTTGTCGTCGGTCTCCAAAAGCTTGGGGTCGATGGTCTTGGCAAACCGTTGCGCCATTTCCTGCGCGCCAGGCCAGTCCATGTTCTTGATAAACAGATCGCCAGCCACCGCCCAAAGATCGGGGTTGCCCTGAAGAAGCTGCGACATAGAATCCAAAGCTTCTTGACGCTTGGTCATGTAACTTGGCCCGGTCGTGACGCACACGTCGTACTTCCCAACGCCGGGGTTGTAGATTTTCTCAATCACAATGCCGGGGTTTTCAGGGTTAACGATCTTCTTGACCGGCTCTTGTTGTGTCGGGTCGATCTTTGCCATGCCCGTCTCGCCGTCCATGCCGATAATGCGGGCGATGCGCTGGGTGTCATAGATCTTGGGGATCATGTCTACGATCTGACGCGTCGTGTAGCGGATGGCGCGGGCGAGGTTGTCAACGTAGTGATATGTGCCTGTATCGCCTTGTTTTTCGCGAGCCAGAATAGCCCGGCCTGACCGCTCGTTGCTGGTCGCGCCAAGGCTACTGTCGTACTGACCAGTGGTCGCTTTGATGTCGTCAGACGCGCCTGCTTTAGCCTGAATGAGGCCAACTTGCGCCATAGGCGGGGGAGACCGCTGCGGAAGCGGCAAGACAGCGCCTGCGCCATCCGTAACGTCAGGATTGACCTCCAGATAAGGCCAATTGTTGACGTTTGCGGTCTTCCACTGCTGTTCATAACCTTCAAATTGGCCTCCGTAGCCGATAAACGGCGCTTTGGGAGCCAAAGCCAGCATTTCGGTCTCTGCGGACACCCAATAGTTGTACATCCGCTGGGCGTCTTTGGCGTTTCGCACCAATCCAGACACAAAAAGACGGCCATCGACCTCAAATTCGTTACCAACGACGCGAATCACAGGAATCCACTGGCCCGCCCAGTCGTTTTCTTCCAGCATCTCGTAGCCGTTGGTCTTGCACCACTTGACGCGCTTGCGATCTACCTGGCGACTCTTGAGCGGGGCCAATCCAGACGCCTTGAACATGGCGTCTTCGCGGCTTCCTTCAAACGCTGTGCGGTTGTCGGGGTACAAGTTGAGCTTAGCAGGCTCGTATTCGATGTAAAAGTACTCCGCGATGCGGACCACGTCCTCGTTTAGCCAGTTGGACAAGTTTTCGTCGCCAATTCCCTGCTGCTGGATAGACGAAATGGGCATGGCGTCGGGAAAGAGCCGTGTGTACTCAGACTTCGTAAGATCTTCTGTGATAAAGCACCATTTGGCGTCAGATCCGCATGGATCTTGAATGGTGGGGTCCATGTAGACACTAAAAGAGTTGCGAATGCGCCCGATGCGGATGTCCTGATCGAACGTATCGTCACCGCAGTACTCCGTCAGCAGCCGGATGTAGCCTTCGCCGTAGGTTACCTGATTCTCGCAAGCAGTATCGTAAGCCACGTCTGCGTCCGACATATACTCAATATGGCGCACGATACCATCATAGATTTCAGCGACTTCCACGTCTGCCTTGTCATCGACAGGAATGACTTTACCGCTGGGTCGATTTTGTCTCTGATCATTTGTTACCTGGCGCACATG